TGCTTCAACACCGCAGCTCTCCTTAAAGTTGCCAGAAAGGAAGCTCTTCTTGGTATTGACCTGTAGGCCAACATCATGAAGCCAGGCCACACACTGGTGAGCATACCGCTTAGAGACAATGATATCGTCTCCGTAAACGCGGATATGCCTAGAGGCGCGCTTTACTCTCCAGTACGTTGGCGTTTGCCCCTTCGTATCCAGAATAGCCGCAATGCAGACTACCGCAAAGCAGATACTTTGGACTGGAAAAGTTAGAGCGTTACCCATTCCGGCAAATTTCCCTAAGTGAAGTAGTGGTTTTCCACTACACTCAACGAAGGGAGAACGGCACTCCATCATATGCTCTAGAAATTGAGCATTATGTCTGAATACAGACTTAACTAGTGAAACACTAAGTAAGTCAGACGCAGACTTCAAGTCGATGGTTGCCCAGTTGTCGTAAAGGGAGCCTTCCAAAGCAAGTTCTTGATTTTTGCTCTGGTCGGATAATGCGATGCTATTACTCAAGATCCCACATTCAGAGATACTATCTCTAAGTAGGATGTTAAGCCCTTGCTGCACAAACTGATGCAACATTGGTTCAACAGTAATAGTCCGCCTCGAAGTAGAATTCTTCGGGACGGAAATTAGCCTCGCAATGCCTCTAGAAGCTCGGTAAACCTCGGAGGTATCTCCTTTATTACCGGGAAGAGTTGCTCGAGAGCGTAAATGCCTTCGAGAAACTTCTTCTCCCCTTGCGCTTGCGCCTGGGGACTTTCCAGTAACTCCCAATGCTTCACCGTTGGTAGATCCAGCATCACTGCTGAATAAGCCAGGGTTAGGTAGTGGGCCTCTAGCCCAAGGGTTATCTCGATTTTCATCGAGTCCCCACAGACCAGAGGAATGGAGTGCACGTTCGTCACTTCTGACGGCGTGCCACAAAGCCGAGAACTTCTCATTGGCTTGTAACCTTCGAAGACCGCACCGGGACCGTGTTTGTAGATTGCATTTTCGACTTCCTTTGAGTTGAGGGAGTTTAAGATCAACTTACAAACACGACCAATGAGATGGTCGTGCCTGTCGGGTATAGTAACCCTACTTGCACGCTCATCACACTGGTAAAACTCGTTCACCGCCTTCTGATGAAGAATGTCCTCATCTTCTTCGGATACTTGAGTTTTCTTAAAGATTCTCAATATGCCGTGAAGGCACTTGAGTATCCCCATATCTGGGGAATCTTTAAGGATTCCGGTGAACGGATCGAAAACTTCACAGAGCATACCCGAAAAAAGTCTCGGGATTGCTCCCCCTTTGGTCAACTTAAAACCAACGGGGCAGGTGAACCGGTGAGATGAAAGCCCTATGAGTAGGGCTTCATCCAGAGCCGGTAAGGCCTTGGCTAGGAAGCCAAAGCCCTCGTTTTCGAACCTTTTCTTGATCGTAATAAGATCACGATCAAGGCCTTTCACACCAGGATTCAGCCTCTCGAAGTCATTCAAGAGGCTTTCTAAGAGAACTATCGGACTTTTCATCACACTCCTTGTTATAAGGTAGTTGACTCCGAGTCTGACTAGCTTCTCCGGGCCCTAGAAATAGGGGCCTTGCTGCAGATGTGCTGGGTAGCACATCCTCCGGTCCACTTCGGGAACACCCAAGCAGAATGATGGCAATAACAGCCAGCATCCCGCAGAACAACCCGACGCGAAACAGAAAAGCAAGAAACAGATCCTGACGATAACCATCAGAGGAGTTCATTATTGACCTCCTTAGCTGATGATTAACTCTGGAACTGCAAAAGCTTTGCAGGTGTCACCTGACTATCGAATACGTAGTCATGAAGAGCGGTAGTCAATGCCACCATAGCGGTGTCATTGAAACCAATCTTCGGACGCACGATAGTGAGCGATACCGAAGCAACCTGCTTCGAACTCGCACCCGAGATAGGGTCTACAGCGATCAACGACGACGTCATTTGAACGTAGTGTTTATCGCCTCCACCCTTCAGATACTGATGATTGGTAACAACGGTATAACCGTTAGGACCATCCTTCCGTTCTGATCCGTAGCCGTCTTGCTTAATAATAGCAAGAGTTAATTCCGGCGTAGGACTCGCAGCAGTAACAGTGACTGGATCAGCAAGCATAGACGTCTCCTTGTGGGCAATAATATTCTACCGAAAGCGGAAGTGCCTCGGTATAGTATGATCCAACCTCTGGGCCAGAATGGCCCCGATGATGGAGCTCTGGTATCCCGATAATTTCGGGGCAGAGATAGTGTTCACATCAAGGGTGTTAGCGAGATCTTTACGAATTTGACATTCGTACTCGAGAACCGATTCATGGTTATTTGGTTTCAACGTAGTTGTCTCCAAACTTCCAGGAACAAAGTCCTCAGAGAAATCGTCTAGCACATAGGAAGTTGACTTGAAGTTCGTGATAAGTCGACCGTTAGTATGGCCGGTTATCATGCCCCAATTGATTAGTGATGGGTCTCGATTAATATTGTCGATTACTTCGACATAATTACCGAGTCCTGTAAACCAATCAAGGAGCCAAGTCCAAGGGATAAGATTATAAATATCCGTTGGACGAGGAACAACTCCTATACGATCGTAAAAGTCATACGATCTAAAGGAAATCTCACTCGGAGGAGGGAAATCAAACCCCGCATTTATAACCATGCGAAGTTGGGTAACCCTCTGAAGCCTATGGGAAGTCGAAGCAGACTCCTCATAGGGAGAGAGATCATAGTCAAATCCTGAGACCCCGTCACTCACGCCCGAAACGAAATCTCGTTTCGTGCGGAATGTTGTTGGCTTTCCCGATCTCTTGATCAAAAATGCGTATTTCTTACTCATTTTTGTCGGTAATTCCAACAAGTCTTTAACGTCCTTGACAAGCTGCTTCCAACCGAAATG